CGTACACAGCGGGCGCGCCGTCGAGATAGCATGCGCCGTATTTTCCAAGCAGCTCTTGCGCCACCGTGACGTGGTTGAACCTCTGCATGGCCGTTTCGCCGCTTTGATTGTCGAGCTCCCCTCTGTAGTATTCTTCGGATTTTCCCCTTGGCAACTTCAAGGCCGACTTGATAATCTTTCGAACCTCGTTGTCTGGAAGCGGGTTGTCGAAGCTTTTGTTGTACGCCATGATGCTGCTCTCGACGGCGTTGTCGGGCCACGATTGCGACATGAACGAGCACGCCATCTTGAACAGCTGGTTGTTGCGCCCCCCTTCGTTGAAGGTGGACGCATCCACTTTCTTGGTCGCGCTGTTCGTGCCGCTCCCGCCGTTTTCAGGCGACTGGACGTATTTTACGAGCTCGTACACGAGGTCGTTCGCGTCCGCTATCTCCGTTTCGTTTGGGTCGAACTCCCATACGTACTCGGTGTTCGTGTCGGGATGCACCGATGGCGGCAGCATCACGTACGAACCGTCACCACGTATATCTATGCCGAGCTCGTCGTTTGTGCTCGGGCGGATTTCCCTGTCTACGCGGTAGTAGTAATGGTACCCGCCCGTCGGAGTGCAGCACGTTACCGTTTCAGGAAGGTCGCCGTGTTCGAGTTCCCAGTCGCGCAGCGATCCGGACCCGTCCTTCCCGTTTTTGTTGTCAACGTCTATAACGACGACATTGCCCGAAGGCGCCCCGCATGAAAGCGCTATGTTCGAGTTGGGCTTTATGCTGAACAACGAGATTACTTCGAGCGGATTGCTCGTTGCGTCGTAGAAGCCGTGCGACCCGCTATACGGGTCCTTCTCGCCGTATGGCGTCACGAACACTGCGAAACCGTGTTTTTCCGCGTAGCTTACCGCGGCTTCGCGCATCTTGCTACCAGCCACGCTCCCACCCCGCAGCCTCGAAAACATTCTCGTGGTCTTCCTGCCACTTCCAAAGATGGTTCATGTCGCAGTTGCTTTCATCGTGTTCTTTGTTCGGGCACGCCTCGACGAACCAATCGGAGGGCGAGAAGTGGGCCTTCTTGCATTTCTCGCACACGCTGAGATACCCCTTGTTTTCCACGATCTCGCCATTCGGGTTGTAACCGTTGTCGACGTCGTTGAAGAAGTCGTATATTGTCATAGACCCATCAGGGCCTCCGACAACGACCCTTTTCATTTCCATCACGAGCAGCTTGATCTTGCGCAGGCTTTCCTCGTCGAGTACACCCTTTACCTCGAAATAAGTGTCGATTTCGGGCATGTAGAAATCAGGGCAGTAGCATGTCCCGTCGTCGAACCTGAATCCGTGGCCTTCGTATTCCCACACGATGCCGAGGCGGTCGAATGCTTGGGCGTACTTCGCTTCGAGCTTGCTACGGAACTCGATTCCGTGATACGTCGTCGGTATCGCTTTCAGCCTTTGTGTCATGCTTCACCCCCAATAGCTCGCATATCCTCTTTGCGCTGTTTTCCGGTCGCACGAACTCGAAGCGCACCGAGTAGCGCGACTCCATGGTCTTCATCTGCTTCGCGAGCATCTCGCCCTGGACGGGGTGCTTCGTACCGTGGCGCTGGCATACGCCGTCGTCGCGCGGGTTGCACAGCCCACCGTGCCTGTAGGTGCATTTCAGACAGTGCGTGTTGCACCACTTGCGGACGTCCTCAAGGCATTCGGCCTCGTTCGTCTCGACGAGCACGACGAGCAGGAAGCCCGCGTCGTTCGCGCGCTCGACCTCGCGCCTGAAGCGGTTGTGCTCCCTGCTGAGGTTTCCGGCTATTTCGGCAAGGCCCTGCTTCGTGTCGACGCTGACGTTTGACCCGTCGATCTGGTAGTCTCCGAAATCGAGCTTCTTGAGCACGGTGGGAACCCCGTGGGACTCCCACCACTCTTCCTTGACGGCGTGCTTCCCGTGATGCTGGCGCGTGTCCTTCCAAATGACAGCGCCCATGGCTTACACGTTCAGTGTTGCGCCGTACGTTGCGGGGGCCTGCTGGCCGCCGCCCTTCGCCTTGCCGCGGTTGTCCACCACCTGCGGGGCGGGTATCTCGCCGTTGCGCACCATCTCGGGGGTGAGCCATGCGCCGACGCTGAGCTTCCAGCGGTCATATCCGTTGTCGTTCAAGTCCACCTCGCCGTTGAGCACGGCCCAGAACTTCTTCCCGACGAACATGTCCCAGCGGTCGGCCTCGAATGCGGCCAGCGCGTCGAATTTTCCAGGGTTGCAGGCGTTGAGCACGTTGATGTTGTGCTTGAAGTACTCAAGCTTCTTCCAGCTGAGGTAGCAGCTGTGCATGAAGTCCTTGTCGACCAGCGGCGAGCCGTCCCAGCCGACGAAGTACGCGTCGGTGTACTTCTTCTCGAACGGCCCGGACGCGACGTCCCAGATAAGCCTGACGCATTGCTTCTTCATGCCGTCGGTGTGGCCCTGCTGGGTGTCCCATTCGGTGCGGACAGCCTGGATGTACAGCTCGTACACACCAGGCTCCATCTGCTCGAATCCGCCACCACCGCCTACCTTCGCCTCGGTGTTTGCAAGTGCGTTCCTGTCGATTTGCGGCATTTTGTTCTCCTGTTCTAGTAGGTTTCTGCCAGCTTGTTCTCGAACACCCCGACGAATTCGTGTGGGTACTCGAATTTTCCGTACCTTATGAGCGAGAGGGCCAGTGCGGCTCCTTCATACTGCTCGTAGCCCATGACGCCTTCTTCCCTCAGCGCCTCGGCCGCCTCGCTCAACAGCTTGATGCAGCCATCAAGTTCTTCGATGCCGACCCTTTTCGTCGGCCTGTAGTCGTTCACGAACATTAGCGGTCCCTCTTCCAGTCGTAATCCGGCTCGGGCGGTGACGAGACCTCGTCCCAATCGATGCCCTCGCCGCAGTTCCCGCAGAACCTCTGCTCGAACGGCCAGTCGATTTCGACGCAGCAGTTGCCGCAGAGCCAGCTCGTCTTGAACTTCTCGGGAGGGAACTTGTCAGCAGACGCAGTCATCGCCAACACCTCCCCTACCCTGTCGCGAGCTCGTTCAGCCGATACGCCTCGCGGATGCGGCTGTCCACCATCTTGAGGTCATTGTCGATGAACTCGTCGTTGAAGAGCCCAGGTGGACATTTCGCCGGGTTCGCGTTGTTCGTGTGGAAGCCGTAGCGGTCGCCTTCCTTGACGCTCTGGAAAGTGCAGGTTACCAGGCCGCGGATCATCAGCTTCTCGTTGAGCAGCTTGCCCACGGTCTTGATATCGATCGTGCCGTCGTCGAGCCTGTCCTCGTGGAACATGAAGTACACGATGCGGCTCACGTCGCCGTCCTCGATGACCGTTTGGAAGAGGTTCCACATGCGGGCGGCTACGTCCGTGTATACCTGGTACTTGTTGTCGTACGCCTCTGGGCCAGTGGACCAGCGCACCCACGCCTCGGAAATGAGGAAGCCGGCATCGTCCACCACGACAGAACGTTTCTCGTGGTGGTTGACGAGCCAGCTTTGCACTATGTCGACTCGCAGCGGCTTGTAGCCGTTTTCGCGCTCAAGCCGCATCGCGAGCGACGGTATGTTGATAGTTTCGAGCTGCCTGTCGAAGAAAGGCAGGATTTTCCCCTGGGTGTTGAGCACCGCCACGTCGCCCTCGTCGAAGTTGCGCATCGAGTACGACTTGCCGGTGCCGGAGTTGCCAAGGATTACAATTGGTATGGAGATAAGCCATCGCCCCCTTCTGTTTCTACTCGTCTTTCCGCGCTCGGCGCTCGTACTTGCAGCTCGCGAGCCGCGATTTGTACGACGACTTGTAGCCCGTCGGGAACTCGCCCTCTTCGAGCAGTTCCTCGCAAAGCGTCACGAGCTTGTTGGCGCGGTCGCGCTCGTCCTGCTCGTAGAGCGCCGCAAGGCGCGCCTTGGCAGCCTCGCGCCGCGCCGTCTCCTCGGCGTCGGCGACCCTGTCGTTCATCGGGTGGAACGTGAAGCGCTCGACGTTCTGGGTGTCGAGCATGTAGCAGAAGCACCCGAGCCCGTCGGACAGGCCGACGTGGGCGAGCCGCTGTCGGCCGTCCTCGTAAACGAGCGTCTTCGACGGCGGCTTGCCGTCGCGCCACTTAGGCATTTGGACCACTGTCCTCGGATGTTCCGAGAATCTTATCGATGAGCTTGTCCATCGACGCGTTCACGGCGTCGTCGTCTTTCTTGACGATGTCGTAGAGCATCGAGATGCCCGTGACCTCCTGCTCAAGCGCCGCGACGAGCGCGGCGACCTTCGCCAGCGGTGTCATGTCGATTGTCGAGAGGTCGAAAGTTATGCGGCGGTTAAGCTCCTTGATCTGCTTCTTCTCCGCCTCGTCGAAGAAAATGTTTACCATCCGAAAATCACGCTCCCTAAGCTCATGGCGACAAACATCAGAACGAGCGCGATCCCTGCCCAGCGCGTACCGCGCTCCCAGTTTTCGGCTTGTGATATAATCGTCTCGTTCTTGCGGTTTACGCCGTATTGTTCCTTGACGCCGTTGCAGTTGCCGATGCGCGGCGTCTTCTTTTTCTTAGCCATTCTTCGCGTTCCTATCGCGGTATAGGACGCTGTTGCGCTTGACCCACTCGGCCATCTCGGAGCAGAGGACCTGCCCGTAGCGGGCGCCCTCCCCCACGAACCGCAACGGCAGTGGGTCTTCCTCGCGCCGTGCCAGCTCGTAGAGCCGGTCGACGCTTATATGCC